TGGCATTATCACTGTTGGTATTCAGTATGTCATCAGCTACATCAATGCAGGCAACCAAGCCAGCACCAACCTGAAGAACATTAATGAGCGTTTGGCTAAAGGAGGCACTGGCGGACTGATTGCTTCGGGCGGCAAGGCTCAGAGCCGCGAGGTAGTCGAGACGGCGATCAAAAACGCCAAGGCCGAGAAAGCAAAGATTGAAGCCAGGCTAGAGAAGCTGCAACCTGCAGCGCAGATGTCGTTGCTCGGTGGCAATGCCAAGGGTGCCCCTGAAAGCATACAGCGGAAGGCGCTGCAAGCTCAGCTCAAGGACATCAACACGATCCTGAAGCTTAATCCCAGCAAGTTCAAGACACAAGCCGAACTGCTCAGACAAAGGTCCAACGACATCATTGATCCCAATGGCGACGGTGGTGGCACTGGCGGAAATGGAAAGGCTAAAAAACCTGAAAAAAGCCTGCAGCAACAAGTCGCAGAACTTAATGCAATTGTCAAAATTGAGCGTGATATTTCCAATGCACGTTTAGCTGGTGATGAAGTCTTGCAAGCTCAACTTGAAGCATACAAACGTCAACTTGAAATCAAGCATCAGGGTTTAGCACCTGAACTTGAAGCACTTGAATTAGAACGTAACGGTATTCAGCTTAATGAAACTCTTGCAAAATTAGAAGAAGAAAGATTAGCACACCTTGCTAAATTCCTTGAAGGCACTACTGAGCAGATTCAAAATCAAACGGAAATTATTAGAAATTATCAAGAAGAGACCAGAATGCTTGAATTGCAGGCAGTTAAAGGACAGGAGTTTGTCGATAAACTTAAGCAAATAAAAACATTGGTAGAAGAAGGTGGGATGTCATTTGCTCAAGCATTTGATGAAGTCAACCGCAGGGCTGCTGCACTAAAGGAAAAAGTGGATCCTATGAAAGATGTATTTGAACAAATGGCTTCTACCGTTGCAACTACTTTTAGCTCAGCTTTTGATGCTGCAGTTGATGGCACGGAAAATCTTGGCATGGCATTGCAAAATCTTGGCCTTGATTTGCTTAAAACTATTAGCAAAATGCTTATGATGTATGCCATTGCCCAAGCATTAGGCGCACTTGGTGGAGACGATAAGGTAGGTGTGTTTTCATACCTTGCCAAAGCTTTCGGTTTTAAAGGTAAAGCGAAAGGCGGCCCAGTTACAGGCGGCACGCCCTACATCGTCGGTGAGCGCGGACCGGAGCTGTTCGTTCCAAGTCGTTCTGGCTCTATTGTCCCTAACAACAGGCTTGGCGGTGGCGATAACGTAAGCGTTGTGGTTAATGTGGACGCAAAGGGTACAAGCGTTCAAGGCAATGACCAGGAAGGAAACCAACTGGGACGTGTCCTCTCGGCTGCTGTTAAGGCCGAGTTGATCAAACAGAAACGACCTGGAGGGCTTCTTGCTTAGCAATCATGGCATCATTTGACGACGCAACTCTTGGGATAAACACCTGCCCGGACTTTGAGGCAACAAGGTCTTCTGCTCCGAAGATTAGAAAGACTCAGTTCGGTGATGGGTATGAGCAAAGAGTTTCTTTTGGCCTGAATCAAAATCCAAAGTCTTGGTCTTTGCAGTGGCTTTACAGGAGCACTTCAGATGCAGATGCCATCGAGGCGTTTTTTGACGCAAGGGCTGCTGATAACGCTGCGTTTGACTGGATCCCCCCAGATGATACGACCTCTTATAAGTGGGTTTGTGAGCAATGGGACCGCAGGTTGACTTCGCCCAATCGAGCGACAATATCTGCGACGTTCAGACAGGTGTTTGAGCCTTAAACTACAACAAAGAGGATTTCACTATGAGCACCATCGTTACCAGGGCTGGCAAAGGCTCACCACTCACTCACACCGAGGTTGATGCCAACTTCACCAACCTCAACACAGACAAGGCTGGTTACGTAGTGGGCGAAGGCGGCACAGTAACGCAGGCCACCAGCAAAAGCACAGGTGTCACGCTTAGCAAAAAGTGCGGTCAAATCACAATGAACGCAGCAGCACTTGCTGCTGATACAACCGTGACTTTTACGCTGACCAACACCGAGGTCGTTGCTACCGACATCATCATTCTCAACCATGTCAGCGGAGGCACCGCTGGGTCGTATCTACTGAACGCTCAAGCCGGATCGGGTTCTGCGAGCATCAATGTCCGCAACATTACCGGTGGTGCGCTATCTGAAGCAATCGTAATTGGCTTTGCAATTATCAAAGCTGTAGTTAGCTGAACATGGCTTACGTTGTCTCCGGTTACTGGGATGTCGGTTATACCGACACCGAATCCAGTGCGGCGATAACTGGTGAGCTGCAGGGGATCAACCCGACTGCAATCATTGAGCTATTTCAGCTCGAACTGAACGCTGATCAGCATGGTGTAAACCAGACGTACTATTTCCACAACGGCACCAAACAAAATTCTGGTAACAGTTTAGTTTTTGGAGGCATAATTTATACGGCACTGCCGATTGAAGCTGATGGTTTTGCGTACTCTGGTCAAGGTAGTTTGCCAAGGCCAACGCTAAGGGTCAGCAATATCCTTAGCACAATTACGGCACTGCTAGCAACACTGCCCAACGGCTTGGAAGGCGCAAAAGTTACGCGGCTTCGTACTTTGGCGCGTTACATCGATGACGCAAATTTTCTTACTGTCTTATCGCCATTGGCAACGCAAAGTGGCGACATATTAACGGCGCAAAATAATGATACTTTGATTGGTGTTTCGCAAACCGGGAATCCTTACGGCACGCCCGATCCAACTGCATTATTCCCTATTGAGGTCTACTACGTTGACCGCAAGTCAACCGAAAACCGAAGCTTAGTCGAGTTTGAGCTTGCCAGCGCATTTGACCTTGCAGGTGTTCGCGCACCCAAGCGTCAGTGCATCAGTCGTTGCCAATGGGTATACCGATCCGCCGAATGCGGTTATATTGGCACTAACTACTTTGATGCCAATGACAATCCTGTGGTGAATACATCTGAGGATGTTTGCGGCAAGAAGCAAAGTAGTTGCGAAGCTAGATTTGGTGAGAATAACGAGCTACCATTCGGCGGCTACCCCGGCATTGGCACTTTCTTCGCATGACCTGGCGCAACGCTGCATTACAAGACGCTAAAGACCGAGATCCTTGGGAATCAGTTGGTTTGGTCGTTGTCGTCAAAGGTCGTGAGCGGTATTGGCCATGCCGCAACATGGCGCACAACATGGAAGACATGTTCGTGCTGAATCCTGAGGATTACGCTGCTGCATCAGATGCTGGTGAAATTGTCGGCATTGTTCACAGCCATCCGCATACCGCACCAGTTGCCAGCGAAGCTGATCGAGTCTCGGCAGAAAAGCACGGTTTACCTTGGTACATCGTCAACCCGCGAATTGAAACCTGGGGCGAGTATCGCCCTTGCGGTTACAAGGCTCCTTTGATTGGCAGGCAATGGAGTTGGGCCGTTAATGATTGCTGGACTTTGGCGCGTGACTGGTACGCAGAACAAGGAATCATGTTGCGCGATTGGGATCGCCCTGCAACACCAGAATTGTTCATGAATGCGCCGATGTTTGATGGCGCTTGGGCTGCAACAGGATTCCGCCAGTTGGCCGAAAACGAACCACTGGAGCGTGGCGACTTGTTGCTGATGCAGATCAACGGCAAAGGCTTGAATCACTGTGCCGTATTTATTGGTGATGGGATGGTGCTACATCACCTTGCGGGGCGGTTGAGCAGTAGAGATATCTACGGTGGCTGGCTACAATCAGTGACAGGGAGGCGGCTGCGTCATGTTGCGTAAGGTCAGGATTTACGGGCAGCTTGCCAAGTTCGTTGGCCGAACTGTGCTGGAGGCAGATTTAAACACTACAGCAGAAGTAGTGCGAATGTTGATTGCAAATTTTCCCGCACTAGAAGAACACATGGCTGATCGGCATTACAAAGTGCTGGTAGGCAAGCGTGCATTGACGCTGGACGAGCTGCACTTCCCTGTTGGGCAGGAAGAAATCAAAATCGTCCCAGTGATTGTTGGCGCTGGTGGCAATGCCGGTTTGACTATCCTTGCCGGTGTTGCATTGGTTGCTCTTTCGTTTGTGAGTTTTGGTGGCACTGCTTTTGCTGGAGCTGGAGGCGCTTTCGGTATTTTTGGTGGAACGGCCGCTGCGTATGGATCATCTGCGTTGTTTGTTATTGGTACAGGTCTTTTGTTGACTGGCATTTCTCAAGCTATCTCCCCGGTGCCTGCAATCCCGCAAGGCCCAGATACTGAACAGGATCCACGCAAGTCTCAGTCGTATTCGTTTTCGGGCATACAAAATACAAGCCGTGGCGGCACGCCTGTTCCTATCGTTTACGGTAAGACTCTGACTGGCAGCGTTGTTATCTCTGCTGG